TCGGTGTGATTGTTGGTGGACATTCATCTGCTGTTGCTACTGCAGAGCAAATCAACAAGACTGAGACATATCGTGACCCTGACAGCTTCGCTGATATTGTTCGTGGTATGCATTTGTATGGGCGCAAGATTCTCCGACCAGAGGCTCTTGTTAATGCCCGGTTCTGCTTAGTGTAAGGGAGGATTGAGTTATGGCTCTAGGTGATAATACTACTTCCGTAGCACGTGGCAATGACGCACGTGGTCGTAAGCCTTACTTGCTTTCAGCAGAGTTGAACTTTGCAACTGCTGCAAGCGATAAGGGTACAGCCCTCGCTGCTAACGATGTTATTCCGGGTTTGACTATCCCTGCGAATACCCTCATCATGTGTGCTGGTTTTGAAGTAACGTCTGCTCATACAGGCACTTCAACCGATACAGATTTTGACTTCGGTATCACAGGTGGTGACTTGGATAACTTCGTTGACGGTTTTGATTTTGATGGCGCATCAGTAGGCGATTACGCTTTTAAGGCAGGTCAGACTCCTGTTCTTATCGGTGGCACTTCTGACACCATTGACATTGAAATTCAAGCAATGACAGGTACAACAACAGGTGGTAAGATCCGCATGTTTGCTGTCTGCTTGGACGTGGACGATCCGGGTGACTTGACTGCTCAAGAAGTAGACCGCGATCAACTCGCGTAATCTTATGTGAAGGGGCAGGGCAACTTGCCCCCTCACTACATCTGATTAAAGAGAAACAAACACATGGCTGAATCATTTCTAACAATAACGAATAAAGTTCTGGCACGTTTAAATGAAGTAGAGTTAACATCTTCTACGTTTGCCACATCTCGTGGTATACAGACACAAGCAAAAAACGCAGTCAATGAATCAATAAGGTATATTAATCAAAGAGAATTTAACTATCCATTTAATCACTCTACTCAATCAGATACATTAACTGCTGGGGTGGTTCGCTATAGCATACCCACTACAGCAAAGACAGTTGACTATAATACATTTAGAATTGTAAAAGATCAAGCTGCTGGTATTGTAGGTGGTCGTTTACGTAAACTAGACTACAATGAATATCTTAATTTATATAGTGAGCAAGAAGATGATATTGTCTCTACAACATTAAATGGCTCACACTCTGCAGGTGTGACAACTTTAACGCTTACATCTACAACGGGACTAGATACTACAGGTAAAGTTCATATAGGGAGTGAGATAATAACATACACAGGAATATTGGGTAACGATATAACTGGCTGTACTAGAGGGGCTGAAAGCACTACTGCTGCAGCACACGCTGATGGAACCACGGTTACTCAATTTGAAGAGGGTAGTAGACCAGATTTTATTGTTAGGACGTTAGACAACAATTATTTATTACACCCGTACCCAGACAAAGCATATACACTGAAGTATGACTTCTTTACTTTTCCTAGTGACATGTCTGCACATGGAGACACTACAACCATACCCGATAGATTTGCACCCGTAATTGTAGACGGTGCTTGTGCCTTTGTATATCAGTACAGGGGAGAGGCGCAACAGTATGGAATAAACTTTGCTAGGTTTGAACAAGGCATTAAAAATATGCAAACTCTCTTAGTAAATAAATTTGAATATGTACGCTCAACTTATATACCACATACTGGTAATACACGAGGTGCCACAAACGTAAGGGCTGAATAATGGCAGACATAGTACCTTTCGCTTTCAACTGTGAAGGTGGTCTAGTATTAAACCGTTCTACATTTATCATGGAACCCGGTCAAGCACTAGAGCTTACAAACTTTGAGCCTGACGTTGAGGGTGGTTACAGAAGAATAAATGGTTTTATAAAACACGTAAACCAACAAGTACCAGAAGATGCAGATCCAACTGAAAGCGTCACTATGGTTGCACTGTTTAATAACTTTGTATTAGCAGCTAGAGGCAGATTAATATATAGCTCTGCATCCACTACATTATCTTTAAAAATAGAGTCTGGCACTAGTATGACTGGTTCAGGCACAATTAATGCAGAAGATACCACCTCTTTTAGTTCAAGTGGAACAATACAAATAAACTCTGAGATATTTACTTACACGGGTAAGTCGGCTACTCAGTTTACTGGTGTGACTAGAGCAACAAGTAGCACTACAGCAGCAAATCATGCCGCTACAGATGTAATATCAGAGTCTTGGACTACAAGAGATAACGGTAGAACAGGTGCTTTAAAATATCAGTTTGAAAGATTTAACTTTGACGGAACTGATAAAATCATAGTTGTTGACCAAGTTAATGCTCCTACCGTGTTTAACGCTTCTTTGGCTGCAACAGATGTAAGTGAAAGTAGTGTAGCTGGCTCTAAGTTTGTGGCTTCTTTTAAGAACCACATGTTTTATGCAGGTAAGTCAAGTACACCACAAGAAATAGTTTTTAGTGTGCCATTTGATGAAGATAACTTTTCATCTGGTAGTGGTGCAGGTAGTTTAAAAGTTGACGATACCATTACAGGTCTTAAAGTTTTCCGAGATGACTTGTTTGTATTTTGTGAAAACAGAATATTCAAATTATCTGGAACATCTAGTTCAGACTTTGCTGTTACGGCAGTTACTCGTGATATTGGCTGCATCAACGGATTTACTATACAAGAATTTGCGGGTGACTTAATATTCTTAGGGCCAGATGGTTTAAGAACAATTGCTGGTACTGCAAGAATTGGTGACGTTGAACTTGGTACCATTAGTGGTGCTGTCCAGTCTATTTTTAGAGAAAACTTAGAAGACGCAGATAATTTTGATTCGTTGGTTATACCAGACAAAACACAGTACAGAATATTTTTTAGTAAAGATAGCACAGAAGCAGCGACTAAAGGTGTGATATGTGTTATGAAAAGCACAGGTTTTGAATTTGCTGAGTTAAAAGGTATTAAACCTTCATCCACAGATAGCGTTGTTGAAAATGGAGAAGTAATACCTGTGCATGGTGGGTTTGATGGATTTGTTTATAGACAAGACAAGGGTAACACATTTGATGGTGCTTTAATATTAGCTAAGTATAGAAGTCCTGACATAACTTTCGGAGATCCGGGTATTAGGAAATATATGCAACGAGTTAATATTAACTACGCTCCTGAGTCTACGATAGATGCAGACATGTTTGTTCGTTATGATTATGAATCTGCTCAGTCATCCAGACCAGCAGCGTATCCGTTAGACAGCTTAAATGTTGGTGGTATATATGGATCATCAACGTATGGAACTACATCGTACGGTGGACCTTCACAACCAATTGTGCGTAAAGCAGTAGAGGGTTCTGGTTTTGCTGTAGCTTTACGAGTAGAAGATGGGGCTACAAGCACAGCACCATATTCATTAAAAGGATTTCAAATGGAATATCAATTAGGGGCTAGAAGATAATGGGTGCAACTTATACAAGACAATCCACGTATTCAGATGGCGATACTATTACCGCCGCACACACCAATGATGAATTTGACCAGCTAGTTGCTGCTTTTGCAGCTAGCACAGGACACACTCACGATGGAACTGCTGGTGAGGGTGGACCTATTACTGCTCTTGCAACAAACTCAATTACGTTTGGTACAGGTGCAGATACAGACATTGCTATAACTTTTGATGCAAATACTAGTGATGGTGTGTTGACGTGGATGGAAGATGAGGACTACTTTGAGTTTTCTGATGACATACTAATGTCCACTACAGAAAAGCTACAATTTAGAGACACAGCATTATATATTAACTCTAGCACAGACGGACAACTAGATATTGTAGCAGATACAGAAGTACAGATAGCAGCCACAACAATTGATATAAATGGTAACGTAGATATATCTGGAACTTTGACAATTGGTAGTGCTGGTATATCAGAAGCTGAATTAGAGATATTAGATGGCGCAACTGTTACTACCACAGAATTAAATATTTTAGATGGTAATACTAGCATAGGAACAACTGCTGTATCTGACGGACACGGTATTGTAATGAATCACGGTGGCACTATGGCACAAACCACAGTGCAAACTCTTGCTGCTTATTTAGACGATGAAATTACAGCAATGCCTAATCTAACATCTGTAGGCACTCTAACTACACTAACTGTTGACAATATTATTATTAACGGAACTAATATAGGTCACACATCAGATACAGATGCCATAGCCATTGCCTCTGATGGAGATGTTACATTTTCTCAGGACGTAGTTATTACAGGGGATTTAACTGTCTCTGGTGATGATATAACTATGGGTACTAATACTGCTGGCAATTTACTTATTGCAGATGGCACTAACTTTAATTCTGTGGCAGTAGGAAGTTTATCAGAAATTTCTACTGTAGCAAACGATGATGTGCTTATAGCAGTAGACACAGATACTGGTGGTTTAAAGAAAATAACCAGAAGCACATTGGTAGCTGGATTAGCCACATCTTCAGGTATATCAAATGTTGTTGAGGATACATCCCCTCAACTTGGTGGATCACTTGATGTTAATGGAGAAGATATTGTATCTGCGAGTAATGGCAATATTACCTTAACTCCTAATGGAAGCGGTGTTGTTAGAATAGATGGCTCTAATGGCATTGACATGGAGTCGGGTGCTATATCTATCAAAAACTCTGGTGCTGAGTCTTATGTAAGATTTTATTGTGAGTCTAGCAATGCACACTATACACAACTACAGGCTGCTCCTCACTCTGCTTATTCGGGTAATGTCTCCGTTGTGCTTCCTGCGTCTGCGGATACATTAGTTGGTCGTGCAACAACAGACACACTTACAAATAAAACACTCACTACGCCTGTTGTAAATGCTGGCGCACAACTAAAGAATGGCGCGACTAGTGCTGGATTCTTAGAGTTTTTTGAAGACAGTGATAATGGTACAAATAAAGTTACTCTTATCGGACCAGCATCAACAGCAGATGTGACAGTAACTTTGCCCTCTAGTGCGGGTACAGTTGCCCTAACATCAGATATTCCATCAAGCGGTATATCAAGTGGCAACGTAGCTACCTTTACAAGTGGTGTCGCAGACGATGACTTCTTACGTATTGATGGCACCTCTGTAGAAGGTCGGTCTGCTTCAGAGGTTAGATCAGATCTTGGATTAGCTGCATCTGCAACAACAGATACAACTGACGCAAGTAACATTGGTTCTGGAACATTAGCCGCTGCTAGAATGGCCGCTGCACAAACAGCTATCACATCCATACTGGCAACGGATTTAAAAATTGGTGAAGATAATGAAACCAAGATTGACTTTGAGACTGCAGACGAAATACATTTCTATGCTGCAAATGCTGAGCAGGTATTTGTATCAGACGGTGTATTTGGACCACAGACAGATAGCGATGTGGACTTAGGTACAACAGGTGCAAGATTTAAAGATGCTTTTGTTGATAGTGTGACGGTTACAGGCGATGTAGCTGTTGGTGATGACATCACAGTTACAGGCAGAGCAGTTGGTTCTACCCTAACAGCTTTAACATCTTCTGATTTTACTGATGCTGACCCTGATAGTGTATCTGTAGATATGGCGGTAGGCAACAATTTTAAAATTACTACACCAAGCAGTGGGGTGGGTTCTAGTGCTTTACGGCTGGATTTTGCTAATGAAACTACAGGTCAGTCAGGAAATATACTATTGGATAATACCAACGCCGCAACTATAAGTGTTGGTGATGAAGTTGCTATTAACGCAACAGCTTTAAACGCACTATCTACTGCTGGTATATACCATATCGGTTACTATTGTGTGGGTACAAGTAATAATGAAGTCATATGTACTGTTTCTGGAGCCGTAACATAACATGAGTATTATTCAATCTATCGGTGGTGGACTGGGTGGTGCAGGTTCTCCGGGTGGTCCGCTAGGTTCGTTCTTTAGCACAACAATTGATAACTCTTTGCGGCTAAATAGCGATAGCAGCTATCTAACTTTTCAACAAGGCTCACCAACAGACATATCAAAGTGGACAATAAATTTTTGGTTAAAACGCGCTCATCCGTTAGATGACTCATCTGATTATGATGCCGTCTTTGGCGTGGATGGGCCGGGAACTACAGGATTAGCATTTTTAAGCGGCAACCTTTATATTTTCATCAATTACAATACTGGGGGATCACAGGCAAGATTGATAACAAACAGAGTCTTCCGTGACTCATCAGCATGGTATAACTTTCATATTACCTTTGATCGCGCAAACTCAAACAATGCTCATAAAGTTAGGCTATACGTAAATGGTGTTGAGGAAACTAGCTTTTCTACTGATGAAAGAAGTAACATTACAAGCAGTTCAAGCAGTGGATGGAATGTTAGTGGTTTAACAGCGGCAATCAATAGGCGTTCTGGTGCTGTAAACTCAAGATATCATAACGGCTATTTTGCACAATTTTACAACATAGATGGTGCTGTTGTTGCCCCAACTGAATTTGCTGAAACAAAAGATGGAGTGTGGATTCCAAAGGAATATTCAGGAAGTTATGGAAATAACGGCTGGCTGCTTGAGTTCAAGCAAACAGGAACAGGAACAGGTGCATCTAACACGGTTGGGGCAGATACCAGTGGGCGTGACAACCACTGGGATTCATCAGGAGTATTTGCACACGATGTCATGCTAGACAGCCCGACTAATAATTTCGCTGTTTTGAATCCGTTAGACCCTACTATTGGAACTCCGGGCATATCAGAGGGTAACTTAAGAATTTCTGGTTCTGGTGGGGGATATGATGGCACTTACGCAACAATAGCTGTTACGTCAGGTAAGTGGTATGCAGAGTTTTTGTACGTTTCTGGTGATAATAGAGGATTTTTTGGGATTGTTCGTGAGGATCGTTTGTCTTACGTCAATGGCAGTGCCTACATTGGAAGCATAGATGACACTTACGGAATAGATTTTAGAGCAAGGGCGTACACCGGAACTAGCACAACAAGTTCTAGCGGTTCACAGTTATTTGATCAGACAAACTTTGACACTGGTGATATAGGTCTTTTATGCTTTGATGTTGACGCTGGGAAGCTATGGTTTGGACGAAGAGATGTAAGTGGCTCTACAACTATTTGGTATGACTCAAGCGGAAACAATAATGGTGACCCATCTGCTGGCTCTAATCCCACATATACATTTACAGCAACAGGCAGCACTTGGTTTATCGGATGTCACGATTATGCTGGTACAGAATTAATAGCAAATTTTGGACAAGATGGTAGTTTTGCAGGTAATATTACCTCGCAAGGCGCATCTGATGAGAATGGCATAGGAGATTTTAATTACATAGAAAATGGTTTCTTAGCGCTTTGTACATCCAACCTACCAGACCCAACAATCGGCCCCGGACAAGACGATCAAGCTGGTGATTACTTTAATACAGTGCTTTATACTGGCACTGGTTCTTCTCAAAGCATTACTGGCGTTGGTTTTCAGCCTGATTGGGTCTGGATTAAAGGACGAAGCAACTCAAGACGACATATGCTTTTTGATTCTGTGCGCGGGGTGCAAAAACGACTTATCTCAGATGACACAAATTCTGAACTTACAATGACTGATGGTCTATCTTCTTTTGACAGTGATGGATTTACGGAAGGTGGGAACTTAAACACAGGCAATAGTGGTGAAACATTTGTTGCTTGGAGCTGGAAAGCTGGCGGCACAGCAGTCAGTAATAGCGAAGGAAGTTTAACTTGTAATGTTTCTGCAAACACTGAAGCAGGATTTTCAATAGTTACTTGGACAGCAAATTCAGACAATGGAACACTTGGACACGGCCTGAATAGTGCGCCAGAATTAATTATAGCTAAGCCATTGGGAAGCGGTACAAACTGGTATGTTATGCACAC